TCCTTAGGTCTATGGATATGGTAATGACCGAGATCAATGTATTCTTAATAAAAACAGGACAGGATAGACATGATCTTTACAAAGAACTATCCGGTGAGCTTATGATACCGGAGGAGCATATATCCCCTTACAAGATGTCTTTGCCATCATTACTTAAAATCATGAGACATATCAAGGCATATAGTGATAATCGGATACAGATATATGATGGAGGGAGGGGGAATAACTGCCCTAGTCATAAGGTGATAGCGATAGGAGGTAGCGCATGCCACGGATGTCCGGAGCATCTATTCCATGTAGTGGATAAGGTAACTGACTTGGTGGTGTGTGACGCTGACATGAGTTACGGTGATTACAAAAAATAATTATTAATAAAAAATTGACAGAACATGAAAGTAATTTTCATTCACAAACAGACAGGGTTTTATGTAGGAGGATCAGTGTTTAACAAGACATGTGGTTTTTACAAATGTAGGGATAAGATGATAGAAAAAGGCATAAGCGAGGATAAAGCTAATATGCTAATCGATATAATAGGTCCACACGTATGTGTGTGGGAAATAAAGGATGGAGATGATCCTTACGAGAGCATGAGAAGCAGACTCGGGGATAAAGCCTCGTATCTGGATGGAGAGGATATTATCGTAGAAAATTATGATTATGATGAGGAGGACGAAGAGGATGGGGAGATCGACTGAATATTACAGAACACATCCGGAAGCCAGAAAGAAGAAGGCTGAGACGGACAAGAAAATCAACGCCAGACCTGAGCAGAAAGCCAAGAGACGGGAATTGGGTCGCAAGAACTACAAGACCGATAAGTTGAAGGGGAAGGCTTATCGGAAGGGGAAGGACCTATGCCATACGGCTAAGGGATTAAGATATAAATCAAGATCAGCTAACAGAGGATCTAAATCCGATACGGCTGGCGATAGAAACGCAAGAGGATGAGTGAGGATAGGATATGGAGGTCATCCAAGGAGATCATCATGGATGCCTATGAGAGAATAAGAAAGTATCAGTCGGGGGAACTTCTGCCGGCTCATACCGGATATCCTTATCTGGACAAGGCTTTGCTGGGGGGGTT